ACCCAACTAGTTTTTGCAGATTGACGATCAACGTAATCGTCACGAGCGTTAGCTGATAGTAGTTAATAACATCAGGTACGCCATTTTGGTCTATGAACGTACCCTGGGTTGTGCCTAGCGTCGTCGTGCCGGGAGACTTAGTTTGACCTATTGCGTTAACAATCGTTTGAATTGTGCCGCCTTGCACCACCGCATAGATCGAGTGAGGACCTTGACCGTTAGCATCGTTAACATCGGTGTCGTTCTCGTAGACGTAGAACCGCGAAACGTTTGCTACATTGGCAATAGCCGCATAGATTGATCCTAGCACGGTACTGGCAGGCCCAGCTACGGAGTTAGTAGCTACTACCCTGAGCGCTGCATCGGTCTGTACGGGCGCCCCCGCCGTTGCCGGACCTATATTAATCGCACCTGACCACCCCAGCGTCGGCGTCAGTATCTGAGTGATCTGACCAGGCGCAAATACCGTAGCTCCCGGAGTAGTGTTCGTAATCGAAACATTAATAGTGCCTGAATTAGGAATGGTAACAGTTGCCGGTAGATTCCAGATCGTACCCTGACCTAGATTATCGCCCACCTGCCCATTTTGGATTGTAATATTGGCCGTGCCAGTGATCGTTACTGTATCAGTGCTGTAGCTCGCTACCGCCCGACGAACACCCGTTAACTTCACAAGACTGGATAGACCGGCGCCCTGCGCTGAGTTTATCCCGAAGGCATTATAAACATCTTGCGCAGCATTGTTACAATCCGACACAGCCTGAGCAAAGATCGCTAGGAATTGTCCATCCTGGTCATCAGGCTGTAACGAAGCGTCAGACCCGTAGATGCCAAAATACTGACTCTGGAGCTGAGCAAAGATGTCGGAATAATCCGGGACAGACAAGCCCGTTGCATTCAGCGTTGGTCCAAGGGTTGCCATTACAGCGTCACCGGTCCGAAGGGAATGGGTTGCGTACTATACGCGGTAATAACCGAACCCGACACGGTGAACGCCCGCGTGGATGAATTAGACGAGCTAGTGTATGAGTACAAACTGGTCACGCCCGGGGTTCCTAGGACCACAGCCTTAATTGCGATATCACGAAGCGACGCCGTGCTATACCCTAGAATTTCCTGAGACCAGGGCGTCCCTGCTGTATTATCAAGGAACCACTCGCCCTCTTGCAACAAAAGGCGAGTTACAATCTTTTGCGCAATGCAAGCCGGACTATTTGTGTAGAAATCGGCTAAGCCTTGTCCGAAACTGTAGTCTCCCGCCGCATCAAGTTTTCGAGTGCGCATAAGTTATTCTTTCTACGGGTTTCCCAAGCTTTTTTCATAGAAATGCTTCTTGCCTGGAATCCTTTTTCTGTAGCAAGATACGCACGTAATCCTATACTAATCTTTTTACGTTCTTTAGGGTCCTTAAGTCGGGCTATCGCAGTCAAACTCATATGCTTGCGCAAAGCGGGGTCGGACTGGCGTACTGTAGCATTTAAGCTCATCTTCTCTCGTTGATCGGCCGTAGCCCAACGACGCTCCTGCGCAACTACTAAAGCAGCTTTAGTCATACTAAGCATGTATTCTCGATCAGTTTGCCAAAGCCCGGTGTACCCTTGCTTAATCAACTCTTCTCTAGCTTTATAATCTGCGTACCGACGTACTTGCCCGACTGAGTGCCGAGCCGCTCCCTCCGGGGAAGCAAGGCGCTCTTTCGTAGATTTGGATAACCGTTGTCTAGTAATGCCAGCTAATTCAAAAGCACCATCACCCCCAGAAGTCAAATTGTATCCACCCGGGGCAAGACAGTCCAGCGTAGCTATCCAAAAGCGTTCTCGCTCACAAGCGACTTCTCTTGAATATGAGAAATCAATAACGCCAATCTTGAACACCGCCAACTTATGCTTAGCTATCGATCGCTGAAATAACTGTTTCTGATTACTAGGTTTTGCGTGTTGATTAATTCTAACACCAACACCTTGACTTGTAAGCCCAACATAGCACTTTTTTGTTACTGTATTGTACGCACAGTAAATCTCAAAACATAATTTCGGAACATAGCGAGCTACCATTCGGTAACTATACTAGAACCTCAACCCCAAATCAACCTCGTAACAATTTTCTGAGCAACACCCGCTGCTGCGTTAACCCAAAAGTTGGCCAGCCCCTGACCGAATGAGTAATCACCTGAGGCTGTCAATTTTCTAACGCGGGCCATAAGGCTTACCCCGTTGGAGGACCACTATCGCCGCTGCCGGTCGTGACACCGTTGTGGATATGAGCGTTAACGCTCGCTACACCACCGGTCTTAAGATCACCGGTTGTTTGTATATTGGCGCTACCGAAGTTCACCGTTCCGCCGCCGCCAGTGTTGCCGTCAACAGGAGCTAGGAAGGTTGTCGTCTGATTAAAGACAACAGGACAATTAAAGTTTATCACTGTTGCCTTAACGTTGATAATTTCTCCAGCAGCTAACTCGATGACCGTGTTGCCGTCATTACTGCGTAATTGGGTACTAGTCGTGCTGACATTCCCGGGGACCTTCGCGTTAGACATGCCACCAGTCGGGATAAAGAACCCATCCGACAAATCATGCATGCGCAGCTCAGCCTGCTTTTGCACACCGCCGTTCTGCCACCAGCTATCAATGCAGCGTGATGCAAATACAAGAAGCCCCTCATTGCCAGCAGCAATCGGAAACGTCAGCACAAAGCCGCCGCCGCCTGGAAACACCACCGGGCAATCGACGCACATTGGCAACGTCACATCAATCCAGGTACCATCGGGTTGGCGTACTTGGGGTTGTATCGTAGGCTGGCACTCTACAGTTAGATGCGTCGCATTGAAGCTTTGCACGAAGGCGGGAAGCGCCGTCCATACCCCGGCCTGATGCCCCTCCAGCGCTGCCCGTACCGCCAATAGTGCCGCATTCTTGTTGCCTGACGGAATTCTTTCAGAACGTTCCAAGCGTAGTTCCTCATCCGTAAGCTGCTACAGAACCCGATTGTGCCGAGGCGTCCACCGATAGCGCAATGATCTTCGTCAGCCAATCTCCGCCGTGGCCTCTACTATCGCCTTCATGTTCGACAACGAGCGCCATATAGGTACCGTCCGTGGATGTGTTAGCAAAGAACTGGTAATCACTATAGGCCGGAAAGCCCGCACCAGCCGCAGAGTTGGTCGTCGTGGTAGTTATGTCAGCGTTGTTAAGCTTAATCCTCGTGCCCGGCTTGATGAGCGGGTTCAACAAACAGTTTACTTCGATGCCCTGCTGGGTTGCAACTGGTACACCCACCATGCCGGTCTGTGCGTTGATCTCCACCGCCTCTCCGGGTAGATACCCCGTAAGATCATGAAAGTTCACCTTGCCATCTGGCCCTATGCTCCAAACCGTGCCAGTGGAAGCAGCAACATCGTTCATCTTCTCGTTGGCTAGTCCGAACATTACCTTGCCCCGAGGCAACGTTCCTCCTGTGCCAAAACTATCGGGGATGTTGCCAAATTGCAGCCCCTGCTGAAGCGCTCCAGCGCTACCTTGGGCTACGGGCGAGTTATTCACCGATTGCTGTACGGCATTGAGGACATCTTTCTGGGTAGCGCCCGCCTTAAGTGTCTTGTTGACAACGGCGTAATTACGGATCGCGTCGAGGTTCGACGCCATAATCTCAACGAAGGTGTCTACGTTGTCCACCCGGCCCTTGCGCACCCGGATAATCGTACCCTGAAAGATCACGCCAAAATTGCCATCTTCGTAGCCTGCTTGCAGCGTTACGGCCTGGAACTCCTTTTGGATTTTATTGGCTGTCGTATCGGCAAGATTAAGCACGCGAATAATAGCGGTCGGCGGCGCATCCAGATCGATGGCGCTCACCTCAAAGTGAATACGAAGAGCGCCTAGCTCGATGCCCGGCTGATCCCCCGGAGGTTGTTGTGCTGCTGGAGAAGTTAAGCTCGCTTGTCCCGTTGCGGGCGCGTTGGGCACGGCTAGTCCGGTACCACCTGGCGTCGGGGGGTTGCCGTATACAATGAGCGAGACCTTCCTAAGATAGGCCATCTAAGCTGTCACCGGCGTGATAAAGAACAAGTTGCCTGTCACCCCGAGCGACGCATAATCTGGCACCAGGGTCGGGTCATTGGTACTTTGCACCACCATCGCCCCGCCAATATTGAGATAGGCGTACTGCTCTAAAAGATCGCACCCGGTCACCATCGGGACACCGTTAAGAATTGGGTTCTGCTGGCTATCTTCGATGTAGAGTATCCAGGCATTGGAAAAGCTATTCCACTTGATACGCAGATGATAGCTAACCCCTGCCAGCGAAATATCGAACTCCTGATTCGCCGGTATCATTGGGATCAAATAGGCGTTGCTATTGCTAGCCGTGATATTAGAAGATGGCACTCGACGAGCCTCCCGTACCAAAGCCCGCCGAATAGGGTGCGCCTGCGTAATTAAACGGCGCTGTTGACGGCGACGGAGAGCCTACGGTAGCTCCTCCAGCAACAGCGGACTGCTGGGTACCCTGACTAGCGGTTGCACCGTTGTTTTGAGGATTGCTCATATTGCTATTCGGCGGCACGGAGACAGTTTGCGTATTGACGATAATTATTTCCCGCATTTTCACCGTAAGCATTAACGCATTCTCG